ATTAGTCTATTTGATCCAATAGGACTTCATCTCTATAGCATGTACTACAATATGCTGCTTTGATGGTTACATATTTGGCCAAAGAGCGATCACAGATATCACATAGAAAGTCGGACATACATATAAGTATATATCCTTTTATGGCCAAGAAGTATGGTTTGGGTGTTTAATATCCCCTCGCAAATAGGCTTATATGACCTATAAAGGCTATTGTAATAGGGAGGTTTGGATGAAATAAATGTTACTGAGATAGTATGGTTTGGTGTATAGTGGAGGAAAGTGGAGAGTAATGGGTTATGGAGCGCTTAGACAGATGGGGTCGTAATGTCTAGGGGCCAAACCTCTTATCTCCAAACCTTATATCTTCAAACCATCAAACCTTCAAACCTTATATCCCAAACCCCATATCCCCCATATCATAGATATAAAGGTTTGTCAAGTTGCCAAATATGTATAACAATTTGATAACAAATTTTAGGATATTTTAAAATATTTCGTAATAAAATTATATAAAGGTTTGATAAATAAAAGAAAACCAGGAAAAAAGGTTTGGTATCGTAATGTTTTATATAGGGGTATTATTGATTAGATTGTTTACGTTGTTCCCGCCGAAAATTGTAGGCGTCAATCTCTTCCTGGGTGGCTGGCTTGGACGTCTTTGGCTTGGGCTGCTCAGGGACCTGCTCGACCTCTACTTTGGCGGGGATACGAAAGAGACGATCTATAAACTTACGTATAGGATGAATAGGCTTCTTATCTTTATCACAATCACAACTAAAGTGTTTGGATTCTAGGAAATAAGGACCATACATTTCTTTAGCAAAATGGACTCTTGGACTCATAAAACTATTATAACACTAAAGTTTCTGGGATTTTTTTTAATGTTTCGTAATAAGGGTTTGGGAAAATATAATCATGTTCGTAATATGGTTTTGGGAAAATATAATTGTCTTCGTAATAAGGTTTGGGAAAATAAGGTTTGTCCAATATGTCCAATTTGATATGATTTGCCATGGGGACCACGGTCACTTGATATAGTTTCCCGCGGGTGCCGCGATCAGGCCGATCCTCCAGGGAAGTAGAGGATCTGCCCAAACCTTACTCTTCTTTACTAGGAGCCATTTCTAATAAATCATCTAAATTATCAAAATCATATGTAGCACCCTTGTATCCTAGTGACTTACATAGTAGTGAGAATGTTTCCTCTATATAGATATTTGCTGAGTCGCCAAGTTCTCTTACCAGCCCGTCATTTACAAAGTGAGCAAGTGGTATTCCAATATCATTGTATTCTATAAAATCTCTAAACTCTGGGTCATCTCCATACCCCATGTATAACTCAGATAGAATAGCACATGCCTTATAGAAGTCTGTCATTGTAGTTCTCCATTCTTGTATCATCTAAACCTTCACGTTCTAATAATGCTGATTCCGCAACAGCCTCAAACCTACGATAAATAACATAGGGGTTAGACCTTGCTACATAGTAACCAAGTGAATCTAAGTCAAGTCTAAAGTCTGATAGGATGTCACCTATCTCTACTGCAGCCTTTTCCTCCTTAGTCTGTCTTGTTGGTCTAAATAATCTAGTCATTTTTCTCCCTTATTGAATTGTACCAAAAAGTAAAGAGGGGCGCAAGTCGCAGACCCAACGCCCCCCTAGTTAGTGAGGGAACCCATTCCTCACTGATTTAGCGAGAGCCTACCCGTTGGCCTCGCTTAAGAGCGTCAAGCGAGACATTGTCTACAAACTTGCCGTTCTTACGTAGGACCACACGTTGGGAGAGGCCATACCGTGTGTCCCAAGTTTCAAGATATGGGTATGTCTTTGCTTTTGCTGCTTTCTTAGTTGCCATTGCTGGCTCCTTTCGGTTAGGGTTGTGGTTATTAAATTGTAGCAGTTGTTGCTGCTTGTGTCAAGTGGTAGGAAATGAATTCCTGGATTGGCTTGACAATGTCATCATCCTGGACTGTGCCATTGTTAAAGTTGATTTCTAAAAATCCATATTCTTCTTCAGCACCCTGCGGGTTATTAATGCGTAGACCAAAACCAGTTTCCTGATTCCAATCTGCTCCAATCAATTGTGAGATACAAACACGCAATGCATAGTCGATATCTCCCATTTGGATTCGTGGCATTGCTACACTCAGTGCACGAGCCAAATCTTGTTTACGCCAGGTACCACCCCAGTGACTGTACAAAGTCAAGGTGTCTTCATTTACTTTAAAGTGAAAATTAGTTCTATCTCCCATTGCTATCCTCTCATAGTTTTAGTTGTATATATATTCTACCGTTACCGCTGCAGTTTGTCAACCTATGCCTGTACTAAATGGGTACAGGAAGGAAAGGCGCAAGCAGTGCATGTCTCAACTTCGCAATGCTCACAGTATTCCATAGTGTTTTCTGCATCGCACTCATTGCATAGAGAGTCGTATTCTTTCTCAATAACAGCCAAGCCATCAAGATAAATTACCTCGCCACCCCAGCCTTGCTCTTCTTGATAGGTAAGAGTAACAATACAATCAGGCACAAACTTAGATAATTTTTGGATGGCAGGAACAGGGGGAGCCCAAGCGGTATGTATAGAATAAACTAATGAACCACTAGTCTCTTCTATTAACTCAGTATCAGTAAATCTTTCATCGTCTCTAAGTCCAACATCCCATTTAGTACCCCACTCACGAACATTCCAGTTATACCAGTTATTGCCATCAAATAGTTTAGTTTTATCTGCATTGGGGTCTTCTTGCAAATTATATGTTTTCATGTCTAATGGTCGATGGATATTCCAAAATGCAAATATAGGATTACTATATGCAAACTCTTTTTTCTCCCATTTTTTAGTTTCATGATTGTAGTTATCTTGAATACTAGTATATGGTTGATTAAGTTGTTCCTTGATATCTGCTATCTGATTCTCAGGTCCCTTGATAGATACCTGATTGTATACCCAATTTGGCATTATCTATCCTCTCCACCATTAAGTATACCTTCTGCCACTGACAACAGGTGCTCTGTTGCCTCAATTGCTCCTTCAAAATAATCATCAGAAGGATGGTACTCAGAATCAATTAGGTCTATGTTATTAATAGCATCTTCCCAATCTTGTCTTAAACTAATTAGATGTATCTTAATATACTCAATCAATTGTCCCATATATGGTCCGCTTCAACTTCGTATACTTGAACATCTTCGGGTAGACAGTTATCAAAGTATGCATCATGTAACTCTTCAGGGAAATAACCCTCTAAATCTACCTTGTTATCTGGCAGGGTAATCTCATACCAAGTACCAGTCATAAAACGATATGTTGCCATTACGTATCCTTTCTCTCATTATCCATGATAGCAAATGAGATATCGTAGGTCAAACTGTATAGGTCAACAAGACAATCCATATATCCTTCTTCATATGATTTGTCCTCAAAGGTTTTGTTTTCAAACTCATGCATAATAGTCTTTAATGCTCCATGCATAATGTCTATGCCAGATGAGCCTAGTTCAACTTGTTTTTGTAAGTATGGGTCTAGTCTTGATGTTTTCATTTCGGGTTCTTTCTACTTGGTTCGTAATTAAATTTTAGCAGGTTTTGGGGAAAATGTCAAGCATTTCTTAATAAGGTCAACCCTCTTCTTCTGTAGGTTGCCCACAATCCTGGCAGGACCAGAATCCTCTTTCATCCTGGCTTTCAAAGGTTATCTTACTTCCACATGAGGTACACCTCAATCTGCACACCAAGCGCCAAGATGATGTGATTCAATAATGGCCCAAGCAGGAGCCTTGTCACTACCACGATAGAAGACGCCCTCTGGCAGATCAATCATATGGTCTAAATCCTCATCCCAATATGCGTCAATTGCTTCGATACATGGCTGGACCATAGTCAAAGGAATCGGGGGATAGTGATTACCCCGTAAGTGTATCGCTATAGCATTATCTAATTTAATCTCATCCAATAAAGAATTGCTTGCTAACTCTTCTGCTAGATTACGTCCCATTATTCTCCCCAGTATTCAACAATAGTATTCATAGTATTATGGAGAGAACAATCACAGTCTCCCCCATTCATGTTTTCCATAAATTCAAAATGTGATAGGTTATCTTCATAGATAGCCATGACTAGTTCATTTATAGTATAAGGTTTGTAGGTTGTTTGGGTCATACATATTCCTTTTCGTAGGCAGGAATTGAAGTTACTACCAATTCTAACATTTCGTCAGGGTATCTGTCAAGTACCCAATTAAGAGCCTCTCCAGCATTTTTAAAGTCAGAGGCAGTAGTACTAGTACCATAACCTTGAATGGTTGCTTCCCAGCAGTCAATACCGCCAGGAGAGCAAGAGTAATTCATTTCGTAAATTGCAACTTTTTGGGTCATATTAATATTTTACCCTGATTCCAGGAAAAAGTCAACTCTTCTTAATAAAGGGAAAAAGTATGTTTTAGATTTAAAATTTGATTTACCGTTCATCATGTGAATAACCTGTGGATAACCCCGCGGGTGTTGCACCAACCTTTGGCGATTCCAACGGGACTTGAACCCGCAACCTCCACCGTGACAGGGTGGCGATCTAACCAATTGATCTATGGAATCAGATGAGCAGTTTTATATCATGCTCAGGATATTTATTTACGCTGCTACAAAATCATTTACGATTTTCATTAAACGATTTTTTTCTGCATTAGTCGCAACATCAAAACCACTTGCTGCTGCTAACTTAGTTTCACCTTGACCTCTGAACCAGTCAATGCGTTCAGTCATTGCATTAAGAGCGCCCCACGCATTACCCGAAATCATGTGATTGAATTCGCCAGTGTAAATATCATTGAGAGTGTCAATTTTATTTGTCCACTTGGTTAGGGCTTGCTTAGAATCCTTATCAGGCTTAGGGTAAGCGGTGAGAAGAATATCGTTGAATTGCTTAGCGGATAATTCAGTCTGAATCATCTTGTTTGCCATAACGCTAAAGTCGTCCATGTATGCGTTAGCAATACCTAGAGCAGTCTTAGCGGATTGTACTTTACCATTAGCAGTTTGTGTGTGGCGAATCTTGAAGGATTGCTTTACACTACGCAAAGCAAAGTTCAATGTGTTAGCGCACACTACACGTACGGGGGTAACGCTTGCTTGAATTGAGATAGAACCATCGTGTGATGTATTGACTATCAGATAGGTGTTGATTTTATCTGCAACGCCATTAGGGTCTAGTACGGTTTCACGATCTAGTGCAAGGCTACCAAATACTACACGTCCACCTCGTAGTGAGCCAGCGGTTTCCCATCGTCCACCATCTAGCATTGCATCTGCAAAATCAAATAGTTGTTCATTTTGCAATACATTGTAACGTTCTCCAACAATACCTAAAATATCGTTTTGATTTTCGATTACGGGATTATTTCGTACTACATAGAAATAATTTTTGTCTGATGTTAGAGTAGCAGGAGCCTCGACCTCTTCTAATCTTACATTCCAGTCTTGCAGATTTGCTAACTCTAGCATTTCGCTAGTTGTTTTCTCTTCTGTAAACACGGTACCTAAACCATGCCACGCAGGTTCACGCAATGAAGCAAAAGAAGCCTCACCGTTGATTATTTCGATTTCATGAGCCATATTTTTATCCTTTCAGTTGATATTCTAATTTTATCGTAAATCAAAGTCAAAGTCAAATCATCCTAAAATATCGTTATGTGATAAAGAACACACTGTGATCAATGTCACACCCCCGCGGGTGGTGAGCAGTTTTTAGTCATGCTCAGGACTTTTTCCCCTACGGAAAAACTAGTAGGTTGCTTCTACATTAGTTGCTTCTGCTTCAAAATTTTCAACTTCAGCAGTCCAATGCGTTACATCAAGTTCATTTACTATATCTTGTGCTTCATCTTCGTTTTCTGCTTCCACAAGAATTGTTCCTTCAATTCGGAACTCAACACGATACTCACGCTTTAGCGGTTCAATGCTATTTTCAGCAAGGAAAGCATTTACATTGTCAATGTCAAACTCACAAGTAGCATCACTACGATTGCTCTCAAAGAAATAACGAATAGAGTTTTGCAGTTTTTCATAGTATTCATAGTGTCTTTGTGAGTTACTAAGAGCATCTCCTAGTTGTGATTTTAGTAAAGCAATCTCCTCATTTAGTGAGTTGATAGTTACTAGACACGAGTTATCTGGAATAGGCATATTAGTTTCCTTCTTTCTGAAGATAGTTTTCAATCTCATCAAACATTTCTGCGGTAAGTTCATCTTGGTAGCCATCTATCATGTTCTCAATAGTTTCGGCATCATACATGGTGTGCAAAACTTTTGTTAGTACCATAGCAGATAAGGCTTGCGAGTATTGGTATAACTCTTTGATAATTACATCAAGTGGCAGACCTTCTGCGATAGTTGCTACAAGACCTGAAGCCTCATCTGAAATTTCATTAGTATGGATAGCATCATTTGTTGCATCCATAATTTTCTTCATATTTGCCATAGGGGTTGTTCCTTTCGTTGTTGTTAATATAATTCTAGCGGATAGGGCTGACATTGTCTAATCTTAAATTGGGCGTTTCTGGACATTTTTTAAGAATGTGATGTTTATCACAATCCCCCGCGGGGCAAAAATGAGCAGTTTAACCTCATGCTCAGGAAGATCATCTCAGGCATACCCACGCATCATGGCCTGGGGCTTAGCAGAGATGAAAGTTGGTGAGCAGTTTAGCCTCATACTCAGGAGATTTAACTAAGGCGTATAGATAATTAAATTATCCGTGTGCCTATCTTGTTAAAGATAACGAGAAATAGCATTGTAAGTTGATGTGCTTACAACTTCCTCATCTGTCATTTTGAGAATACGGATAGCATTTTCCATTTCCTCTTTCATCTCACGATAACTGTGTTGATGGAGTTGCTCAAAATCACGCTCAGGCTCTTTTGGTAAAGAGTCCTCGTTTGTGATGATGTCGTAGTCAATGTTCAAGGTCTTATTCCAAGAACGATATGATGTGCGGAAGTTTTCTGCCTTCTTGATATTAGCAATAGCGAACTCTTGTAGTTCTTTCTGCCAATTCTTGTAAGCCTTCTGATACTTTGCTTCATTGGCTTCTTGTGAGGCATAGTTCTTTTCTAGTTCTGCTAGACGAGTTTCTAGTGCCTTGATTACTTTGCTTGTTGCAATTTTTACTGAGATTGCTTTCTGTCGTGCCATATTTGGGTTCCTTTCGGGTAAGGGGTTTGGTGAGCAGTTTATCCTAGACTTGCTCAGGTCTGGTTAGCGTTTGCTAAACCTAAAGGCTTATGCCTTCCAAGTTGTCCAACGGGTATTTCCCTCTACATCTAGTTTAACTCGCACCGAGCCAGATGAGTTTGGAGAAATCTCCAAGATGGTTCCTGTTACCTTGCTCTTTTGAGAGGTATAGGTGTCGCCTACTTTGTATAGTGCTGACTTTGCCATTTTGCTTCCTTTCTTTTGTTGTTATTACAATTCTAGCAGGGTTGCTAGAAAATATCAAATCGTAGAGCCTAGTTTTGGTGTGAGATAAATCACTTATGTCCCAAGCCAGCCAACAATACGACAATACCGATAAATAGGACAATTAGGACTTCCATAGTTCCTCATTTCTTAGTACTAGAAAATAGGATATTATTACGCTCAAATACACATTGACCGCAAGTAACACACGCTGACCCCTGTTTAGAAATGAGGGGAATCTTTTTATTATTCTCAGGACACTTGACGGCTGACTTACCTATCAAGTTTAGCATATCTTCCTTACCTAACGCAAATGTAGTAGAAAGATATGCTAGTTTTATTCCTTCTTCCGAGAGACCTTGTGCAATATTTTTGTTATCGCCGTCTGTAGAATAATATAATCCTAAATTAGAAACATCCTTAAGAATCCTAGCAGCGCTTGCTACTCTCGTGTATACCCAAAATTGAACATCTTCGTGTCTTTCAATTACTGTCTTCCAGGCCAGAGTGTATTGATCATTGAAGAAATCTCCGTCCCAGTGGATACGGAATAGCATAGGAGCGTCTTTCTTTACACAATCAGACTTGAAATCAATAATCATTTCATCTATCAATTGTACCTGGGTATCAAAATCTGCATTGCTTAGCAAATCCCAATTATGTAATAGTACGGCTTTTACGCCTTTGTAGATCTTTTCAAGTTTTCCTGCGTAGCAGACTTTTTTGCAGGTAGGGGTTTCTCCAGGACAGGAGTACTCTTTGCCTGCGGGTAGTCCGAAGGTGTTAGCAATTGTTGGAGTCTTACCATTAGGACTGACAGCATTAGTTACTTTCCTATCATTAGAGCGTTTCAGGGTGTGAGTTGGGTTCATATTAATATTCTACCTTTCAGGGAGATAAATGTCAAGTTTCTTATGCTTGTTTTTTCGGGAATATTTAGACTTGTCCCGTAAAGGGGTAGCAGCATTAGATCTACGTAACTCTTGTATTCTACGTAACTCTTCGCTTGTTTTTTTCCACATATAAAAATAATATCATAAATAATCTTAGAAATCAAATCCTGGGAGATTCTGGACAAATCGGACATCGCCCGCGGGGGTTTTTATATTTTACATCTTAAACATTACTCATTAACCAATCTTCCATTTCTGGATCTTCTTCTAAAGAAATAAATGGCTCTTCATCTTCTAACTCCCAAGACACAACGCCATTCAATTCAGCCCTTTCATCACCGCATGGTTCTTCCCAAACTTCGGGGGTATCCCAAATAGTATAGCGTTCCCAACTATATTTAAAATTTTCCTGTGTCATTATTTTACACTCACCATTCCACTACGATAAAAGTTTTTTGTATAACATTTGCCAGTTGGCGTGTAAAGATTAACTGTTGAGTATTCATCAGCCATTCCCCAATCAGTAAATAGGAAAAAGTTTTCCCATGCGCCATATTCGTTTTCATAGCGTTGCTCCCAATGCGGAGCGTTCCCGTCATAGGCGCAGGTAATTAGATATTCATATTCCATTAGTTGTAACTTCCTTTACATTCTGAGCATAGATAATTTATTTTGCAGTAGCAACCTACGGCAGTAGGCGTATCAGTTTCATAGTAGTCGTCATAGTAGGTCATTATGCGTTCTCCTTAGTGTATTCGTTCATTTCATTTTCAGCATACCATATTGAATAGTCATTAGCAAATACCTGACCTTTTTCACAATCAGCGCAGAAATCATTTATAAATCCATCGCTATCCATATCAGTAAAGATAACGCCCTCATCATAGCAAGTGTAGCAAATTCCTATTTTATCAAACAAGTTTCCCATTAGTTTTCCTTTCTTTGGAATAATACAATCCTAGCATATTTGACTGACATCTCATAATTCATTAAGGGGGTTTTGCAGGTTTTGGGGTGTGATCTTAACCACACGTAAAGGAGTTGTGGATAACTCACAACGAGGTCGGGCGTGTCGGGGCCCGCGGGCAAAATTTAAGCAGTTTTTATTCTTGCTTAGGAATTTTTTTTATTTTGTTAAATCATTTTTTATTTGTTGAAAATCTTCTTTTAGCATTGGTAACATCATTTTAAATAAAATGAAAACGCTACCCGCTAAAAATAGTTGAACGATTGTTGTTAAAAATCTATTCACGCATTTACCTCAATTTCTTTATAGCAAGCAAGAGCAAATTTATTTGCGTCAAATCTTGGATTATCACTTTCAAACATTAGCGAAAATTCATCTACCAAATCAGCAAATAAAATTTCTGCCTGCTCATCAAAAATAGATGTAGCAAAATAATTGCTTAGAATTTCAGCAGTTGCGACATAGTCTTTTCGTGTCATCATTAGTCTGCCACCTTTAGAATTGCATATGAATTGCCTTCATTAAGAAAGTCAAGGATTGGTTGAATTTTTGGTGCAACCAGTTCTTTTAACATTCCTTCAAGCATTTCTTTTTGCATTTCTCGTGAAAGTGAAAGCAGTTGCATTCCTATTGGGTGATTTTCATCAACCTCGGTAACGAATTGTAGCGAGTGGGTTATTTTTTTCATTGTTTTTATTTCCTATTCTTTAGTTGAGTTAAATTATATCAGTGGGCACTGACAATATTGGTGAGAGTTCTTACTTACGACATCGGGCGAGAACACTCTCTAAACTGCCCTTGTTTCGATTTTATTTAATTAGAAGTTTTTACCGCTATGGTGCGATAAGCATTTCTAAATCCGATTTCAGGTCGGATTTCTACGAGATAACTTTCGCAACCATCATACCATACGGCTTTAGGGTGCGCTTCTGCTCTAACGATCTTACCCGTTAAGGTTGCAGACTGATATTCGGTTCCCACTAGTAGGGATTGGACTGAGTAAACATTGGCTGACATAGTGCCACCTCTTTCTTTTTTTGTTATGTATTTATCTTACCAGATTGGACTGACATAATCAAATCCAAAAACGGACATTTAGGACATTTGGAATGTGAGGTTAATCACACGACCTTTTAGTCTATTGACCATTTGCTGAGAACATCTCCACGATCCTCATCATAGAATGAGAATGCTGAAATGTTTTGCTCGCAAACTTCGCAAAATGTAAAGTAATCGGAACAATCGAAATTGTGAGCAATTATTGAAATTGCTTTACGATTAGGGGTGTGAGAATTACCATTCACACATTGAGTTTTATTTAATGTAGTCATTTTGACCACCTTTCTTAGCGGATTTCTTTACCGCTTGTTTTCTTTATATTTATATTATAGCAGGGGGGTCTGACATTTGCACACATTATGTCAAGTAATTATCAGACAAATCGGACAACTCTCAATGTGTGTTACATCACATATCACAAATCGGACATTTTGGACAGGGGCCCGCGGGCTTTTTTAGACTATTTGTCTAAACACATCCTATAGGATTTTACCGCATTGATTACACGGCAACCCTCTTGCATCTGATAGCGCATCATATTTTGTATTCTTCCAACAATGCATGCACACAATTACGAATTCCATTTTATTTTTCTCCAATCTCATCAAGGTCTGCCTTGAACAATTTATAGATTCTTTTCTTTTCTTTATCTGAAGTGTTAGCCCATAGATAACCTAGTAAGTAGTGTGTTCCACTATCACGATCATTGTTACGAATTTGACGGCATATAGCCAGTGTGTCTTGTAGTTCAAGGCTCATTAGTTTTCACCATTTTCTTTTTGAGAGTGGATAAGTTCATTTTGCTTTTTAGCATTTTCAAGAATTGCCATAGCGTCAATTTTTGACATCTGACGTTTTGTTTTTACGAATTGTTTATATTCATCAAGGTTCATTATTTGTTTCCTTTCAAGTGACCCGATATTCCAAGAGTATCGCAAGATACTTGCAACACTACTGATTTAGGTAGTGTATTTTTTAGTGCGTCAATATATGTACGCACATCTGACGAGGTACTGAAAGAAATATCCTTAGTAGTACCATTAAACGTAGTTAGTTTAAGTTTTATCATTTATTTATCCCCCTTATAGAGAAAGTCCCAAGCCTCACGGCAGATTAAAATTGATTTGCAATTATCGCAACATGTTGCACCATTAGGATTAAAATTTACATCATATGCATCTACATAGAAAGTATTCTTTCCGCAGATAGATTTTAGTGAATAAATAGCGTTCATTACTTTACCTCCAAAGGCTCAAAAACATTAACGGAAGTTTCAAGGATTATCCAACCCTCAGATACTTTTTGATCTAAGTAGTCGTTCATAGACTTTTCATCATTGAACAATCCACCTAAATTAGATGAAGTGTAATTGCTAGAAGTCTGCAATCCAGACCAACGCAATTCATATTGTTTAGTAGTTACATTTACATTTAGTGAAGTCATTCTGGACTTCCTTTCTTTAAGGGGTTTACTTCTTTTTCAACCTTCTATACCTAGAAGTATAGCAGGGGGGTCTGACATCTACTGACCAGTAATCATACCAAAACGGACATTTTGAAATGTGATGTAGGTCATGTGGATAACTCACGCTCAATTCTGGATGTGATGTACATCATGTGGATAACCCACAACGAGGTCGGGCGTGTCGGGGCCCGCGGGTAAATGTGGTACAGATCACACAAAAAATGTCCGATTTGTCCGTGTCTAAACTTGACTTTTTGAGATTTCTATGCTAGTATTACTACTATAAAATTAAATAAGAAATCCTAGTGAGCCTCTGAGCCTACCAAATAAATCTAGAAATAGAGTGAGCGTAGCAAATAAGAGCAAATAACCTAGGTCAAGGAAAGCGATAAACACAAGGTTTATCACATTAAAAGAAAGGTAGTTACTAAATGACTACATTATCACTATACGACAATATCGAAATTGGAGATATTATTACAATGCCTCTATCTTTTGCCTTAGTTAAATCAGGCAAGATCGTTAAGATCAAAAAGTCTAATCAACACGCTAAGAGTGTGTTACTAGAATCAGGTGAGTGGTTTCACCTCTCACGCTACAAATTAGATTATTTTTTAGGAGAGTAACCAATATGGGTAACATTATGGATATGTTCGATCATCTTTACATCTGCGATGAGTGTGACACTCTCGCAAGCGTTATCCAAAAGGGTAACACAATTACAATTAACCAATGTCTATGCACTACTAAAGGAAACTAAATGAAAGTAACACTAACAACAATGTCAGGTAACACTCGCAACATTAACCTCATGACTAAGCAAGAGGTCTACGATTTTATTGAGGTATTTAAATCAACACTACTACCTAACCAGCGTGTAAAAATTACATGCGATCTATTATGTATTGACGGCTACGTGCAGGGGAATACATTATAGAGGTGGCACCCCTAAGAAATAAACAAGGGTGCATAGTGTAAAATAAAAGTGGGTGCATAGTTTAAAATAAAAGGCCATGCATAGTGGGCATATCTCTGCGGTGTGCTCACTAATTTTTTTGTGTGTTTTTTTTAAAATCATGTATCATACATCTTTACAAAATATTCAGATTTTCTCAAAACCAAAATTTTTCAGATTTTCGGGTATAATAAATACATGGGTATATTAGATAATTTCGAAAATGCCTGGGACATAGATTTCCAGGAAGAACCAAAGGCTCCTGAGTTCGAATCAAGCCATATTCCTAGAACAGACAATATGGGTAGAGAAACATGGGTAGAGATTAACAAGACACACACTCCTCCAAACCCTTTATGGCTAGAAGATAAATGGGCAACTCAATTATTCAAAGAAGATGTTTGTAATCATTGTAGTTGTAAGGAAGAGTAGTGGATATAATCTGGTTTGACAGATATTCTACAAATATTACTGGACTTATAAAAAAAAAGAAAAACCTGCAGTATAAAAAATTTGATGGTGTAATGTATCCATACACAATCTATAGCAATGACTACTTTACAAAAATATCTAGAATAATGGAAAAAGATAACTTTAAATTTATAGTTGCAATTAGGCCTCACTCAATCTCGCCACAGTATCTATCTATGATATGTTCTTCTATAAATGAAATTAATGACAAGGCAGTATCAATTAATTTTATAAGTGGATTTATCTACGAGAAAGAAAAAATTTTTGGCGGTATATTGTCTGATCTAAACGACAATTCATCAAATATTGAAAGATCTAACTATATGCTTGAATATGCAAAAGAATTTAAAAGAATAAGCGATAATGACTTTTACATTTCAACAACAAACAAAGAGGTTTTTAATGTTTGTGCAGATAATGACTTTCCAATGATTGTTCCATATTCTTGGTATAAAATAAATAAGTTTGATCTAACTGACAAAAAGTATGTTATCTCAATTTGTCCTGTAATAGGAGATGATAGACCAGACAATGTAGATCTAGAAAATTTTTCAGAAAATGAGTTTATTGAATTTTTGAGGGAATGCGAAGCAAACAACGTTCATGGCTTACTTCTTATGGAAAACAAGTATAACTCTCAATATCCAACAATATCTAACCTAGTTAGGATATATCGTAATGAGTCTACCACTTACCCAATGGACACTTAGCCTGTTCAAGGGTAGTCTTAAGTTTCATAAAACATCCACACTTTTTACATGTTTGAGTTTTTGGTCTAAACCAATCACACGATTGACATATTTCTAGGCGGGCAGCAGCAAGACCTTCTGGTGTTCTTGGCGCATTTGGATTTAATAAATCCCAAGGCCCTACCATTCTACTTCATCCTTATAAGTCACGCTATATTCTCCTCCATATACTTCTGCGTATGAGATTATATCTTTATTATATCGTATACAGGTTGTTTTGTCTATTAGGCCTGTTTGGTATTTGTATCCCCTGGTTAATTTATTAGGAAATGCAAATGACCATGCGCCTTGATTATCTAATGCCTGGTTCATTTGATCAATATACTTTTCCTTGCCTAATCGTCTTGAAACAAAACCTTGCTTACCTTCCATATAACCCATATGGTTTTCCACAGATGTGTGGACATCATTGTTCATAACAAATTGAACTTCTGGACAATCCATCAACATTGACCAATGCTGCATGTTAGGTGCATAGTTGACTTTATTCTTGTAAGTCGAATCTGCATATGCCATGCATAGGTTGTCAGATAGGGATGTTTGAGTCTCTATTCCAAACGCGAGAAGGAAACACGTTGCAAATGGAAACTTTTGATTGTATTGCTTGACTTCGTAATGCGTATTTGGATTAAACGATTCGACTGAAATATTGTCTTCCATAAGTCGCATATGGTTTCCAATTGATACATAGTCTGGAGAGTTCATATCGCAGTCAACGAATAGACAGTCTTTTGGATCAATGCCATCCGCGAGAACTAAAAGATTTTTATCGTATGTACCTACCACTGACGAACCATTATATTTTGATAACAACATTGCCGACATGAGTCCATCGATATCTGGCGAGACTATCAACTTTTTGGAGTACGCAATGGTATCCAGAATTTGTTTTTTCAAAACACTCCTAAAAATGTGATAGAATTAATTTTATTATGACAGTGCAAGATTGGGCTTCCCTTTTAGTAGCCATCTTAACAATTGTATCATCAATCGCCTTTGGAATCAAGTGGCTTGTAAAACATTATCTTTCTGAACTCCGCCCAAATGGTGGATCTAGTGTAAAAGACCAGGTCAACAGGTTAGAAATTAAGGTTGACAAACTGTATGACATTTTAATTGAAAATCGAGTTTCAGATTCTAATAAATAAGATATACTCTATATACTATATATAAGATATCTTCTATATATTTAACTTAAAGATAGTTCTTTTTTCTTATATATTTAAAGTATACACCAACTTTCTAAGTTTGTCAAGTTTCCTTCTCCTGGCTAGAAAAAATTGATTATTGTGTTATAATTTTACGTATGAGTACAATATCTTCTATTGAACAGGTAGGCGCAGAGCCAATCAATATTAAATGGAAAGTAGTTCGTGGTGATACCGCAACTCTAAGGGTAGATTTTTTAGAAGATGATGAAACAACAGAAATAGATATTGATGATTGGACAGTTTCAGCAACGTCATACGATTCTTCTGGGGACTTGTTAGACGAACTCACTGTTACTAAATATGATGGATATATTATTGTTACAGCCCCTTCAGACTTAACAACGTTCTGGGGAAATGGTTATAAAAATGTTGTAGCAAACCTACCTTTTGACGTTCAGATCATTACAGATGATGATATTGTTTGGACTCCAATTATTGGAACAATTAGTGTATACAGTGATATAACTCCAGGTGGACTATGATAATTAAAATTACTTCCCCTGCAGTAACGCCAGCAAAAGTTATAAAAGTCGATGACAAAACATTTATAATTAAAACTGGTGAATGATGAGTATTAGTCGTAAAGCAGAAATTCCAGGTAATCAAAAAAATAAACCTTCTTATGGCAAAGTTGTTGAAGAAGAAAAAACGGCTCCAGAGCCCGATATAGACTATAGAATACTTGTAGGGCCACAAGGACCTCAAGGACTAACTGGAAGGGCTGGAGAGGCTGGTCCAAAAGGCGATAAAGGGGATCCTGGAGAAAAGGGAGAAAGGGGACCAAAGGGTGAAAGAGGACCTGCTGGAGAAACTTTATATATAAATAAAGAAGGTGCTGAAATACAACCAACAAAATCTGGTTGGGCATATTACGAAAATTTAAACCAAGAGCAAATATTTTTAGGATTAGATAAAGGTGACGAGGGCTGGGTAGACCTATTAAATGATTCTAAAGGACAAACAATAGAAAAACATTTGCCAATAGGAAAAGTAAGTTTGTGGAATACAGAAACACAGAAGTTAAATTTTAAACAATTAGAGATTGGCACAAGGGTAGAGATAGTTTATAATTTTGAAATAGAAACATTTGATAATAATGTTGAGGTTTGGCTAAGGACCTATTCTATTCCCGCTGTAAATGTTTCACAATTTGTTGCTAATCTAAAATATAAGTATACTTATGACTTTTCAATTTCTCAAACACTGTATATTTTAAATGAAAAAATGAAACGAGCAAATGTTGTTCCACAGATAAGAACTGATCTAGATTCTGCCGTAAAGGTCAAATCCTTTACAGTCCATATTTCTTAGTGGTATAATAAATACATGGCATTTCCAGGCACTTATAATTTTGACTATTATCGTGGCGATACATTTAGGTTTGTTGTATCCCCAAAAGATTCTACAGGAGCAGCATTTGCTCTTTCTGCTTATAAATCAGCAAGTCCAGCAAGAGATGCAATTTTTACAATAGCAGACGCTAGAGGCAGTACCAGAGAATTAGTCCTAACATCTAACGGATCTTCAGATTTAGGTGCATCTATCAACACTTCAGACAATACAATAACATGTACGATTACTCCTGATGGAGGAAGAGATCTAGAGGGTGGCTCAACTTATTATTATGATCTTGAAATTTATAATGGCGCAGCACTTAGATATACTTTATTAACTGGCACAATTACAGTTCAAGATGATGTTACTGGGGCAGTTTAATGCCAGAGGTAGTTGTCCTTGATCCCGAACTTTCTGTTTATGGCCCAGTAGAAGAAATTACTGTATCAGTTGACATTGGACAAACTGGCACAAGAGGAAGCAAACAATTTGTTGGAACTGGGTTGCCAAGTGGTTTAACAATTGCAGAAACTCCACTAGCAAACGATATGTATTTAGATGTTTCTACTTCAGAACTTTATCAGTATATTGATAACGTCTGGACTATTGTTGGTAAGTTTGCTCCACTAACATATAACGTTAATGAAACTGTCACTTTTATTTCTGGAAGCGCAGATTTTACATATGACATTAATGATATGTTTGGAATAACAGAAACAACTGGAAGTTTTGTTGTACATCACAACATCATTGGAACAACAAATGTTATAGCCTCTGTGATAACTCAGCCAACATTAACCGCTACTGATCTAGACTTTACAATTAAGGCTAAGTCTTTGAGCGGATCAACCTGGTCAAATTTATCAGGGGATTATGATGTAATGATTTCAATTAGCATAGGGGAAGACAACACATCTTCTGCTTCTTAGAATAACTATGCTATAATATTTAGACTATGGCAGCCACAAATATAGGAAGTTCTAAGTATCCCCTAGCAAAAATTCCAGCAATGGCTGATCCAGCCGACATACAGGTTGCACTTAAATATTATCATTGGGGACAAGAAGCAGAGCCAGAAGGCACAGCAACCGCAGGTATTTCAAAGTATCTAGATGATATAGATACAAGAATTGATGCAATTGATGCAACTTTAACAAATGCTGTAGAAGAAACTGTCATTGACGCTAAAGGCGATCTTTTAGTAGGGACATCAAATAATAATTTAGATAATTTAACAGTTGGTAGCGATGGACATATTTTAACTGCAGACTCAACACAGGGCACATTTGGTCTTAAATGGGCTGCACCTACAGCAGCATCAGTTTCAACACCTGGAGTTGTTCAATTGTCAGATTCAACATCAGAGACTTCATCAGTTAAAGCAGCAACACCAACTGCAGTCAAAGCAGTTCAAGATACTAAATCTGCATTAGATTTTACTATTTTAGAAAAAACAGCAAATCACGCATTGGTTTTGTCAGATGCATATAAAATTATTGAAATGAATTTAACATCAACTGCAAATACAGTTACTATTCCACTTAATGCAACTCAAGCATTTGCAATTGGTTCACAAATTACAATTATTCAAACTGGAACTGGAGCAACAACAGTAGTAGTCACTGCAGGAGTTACACTAAATTGCACACCTCAAGTTTCTTCAAATGCAGCAAAATTAAGAACACAGTATTCATCTTGTACATTAATTAAACGAGCAACCAATACTTGGATTGCAATTGGCGATCTGAGTGCATAATGCCATTACCACCAATATCTTCAGGTAGTGGAGGAATACAACCAGGAACTCCAACAATTGGAACTGCAACAGAAGGTAATGAAACAGCAACAGTTTCATTTACAGCACCAGCCTATTTAGGCAAACCAATTGGAACAACTTACACTGCAACTTCAACTCCATCAGATATAACAGGAACATCTTCAACTTCTCCAATAACTGTTAGTGGTTTGTCAAATGGAACAGCCTATACATTTAAAGTAAAACTAGGAAATGGTGTTGCTACATCGTTAGAATCTGCAGCAAGTAATTCTGTTACTCCAGTAGCCCCAGCACCACCACCGTTCCCACCACCGTTCCCACCACCGTTCCCACCACCGTTCGCCGTTGCCCCACCACCGTTCCCACCACCGTTCCCAATACCACCATTTTTCCCAGGGTTTGGAGTCTATTCAGAATATTCCATTGCAAGCAATACTGGAATTATAACTATTAATGGAAGAAAAGACGCTAAAGATATTGTAGTAGGAGACGTTTTGGTTGCTATGGATTTAGATACCAACAATGTTTCTGATTGGACAACTTGGAGTAAAGAAGATTTATTATTAGATGAAACCAATTTAAGAGAAACAGAGGTTGTTTCTATTACCTCAAGACCTATCGGTACACTTTATATAATTAACGGAGATGCATATTCGGGAACGCATTATATTTTAACTAAAAAAGATAATGTTGTTAAATTTATACAAACATCAGAAATTGATAGTTCATATTTTGTATACTCTTTTGCTGATCTACAGTTTGTTCCAATAGAAGTGTTCGATATTATAGAATATGAAGATACGGTTTATTCAATCAATTGCGAACCATATGATAATTTCTTTACAGAAAATATGTTGGTTTTTGATGTTAGGGATAATATTTAATTAAAGTTTTTTACACGCCAAAATGCTGGCGATGTATATCTGTTGTTATTTAATACTTTTGTTACCCCATGAGTATAATGTATATCTCCAGGAAAAAATATTGCAGAACCAGCCTTGGGCTTTATGGTTATATCCTGGTTAGTAAAGTATATTTCTCCACCATCATAATTGTCGTTTATATACATTAGGGATGCCACATCATTTTCAGGATAAGAATTTGGATTACCATCTTGCTCCTGTTTGTCTGCATGAGGAGGCTGATCGTCTCCAGGTCTCCAAAGAACTATTGATGGTGAATTTTCTTGTAAAACAAAGTTAAATCTTTTTTCTATTTCTATTTTTAATTTTTTTTGATATTCTAAAAGTTTAAGAAATAATGCCTTATTACTATTTTTAAATAACTCTGAACTATGAACCCTGTTGTCCCAGTTGTCATCAGGTATGGATAAAAAATTTTCTATTGATTTAGAGTAAAAGTAAAATTTATCTAAGTCATCTGGACTTATAAAATTTTCTAAAACAATGATATTATCAACAGAGTCCCCAAAATAGCCAGGTTGTACCTTATACATATTGTCCATATATGTAGTATACTATATATTGACCAAAAAGGAGATTAAATGTTATCTAACTTTATAGAAACAACCACTATAGAAAATCCTGCGCCTGCTGTATTCGTTTATAAAAATGCGCTTAATAAAGACTTAAATCTTGTTCAGCGACTTGAAGATGTTATTGAAAAACATGGCGATAATTTTTTCAAATGGAGCGAAGCACAAGTTGGTGATTATGAAACAAGAAAAGATTATAGAGATTGCGTAGACTTTAAAGTAAGAAAAAATGATTTTGTAAATAACCCAAGAGCAACTATGTCAGATTTAAGAAAAATATACTTTGACATAGATGAACGACTACAGGAATGTGTAAAACATTATTCTTCACTTTTTAATTTAAACTTAGAGTATCAAGAAGCAGTTAATTTTGTTAGATATGGAAAAGATCAACACTTTCAGGTTCATTCAGATCATGGTTTTAGTTATGTATGTACTGTTTCTACAGTTATGTATTTAAATGACAACTATACTGGAGGAGAATTGTTTTTCCCATACATAAACTATACTTATACTCCAGAAGAGGGAGATATTGTTTTGTTCCCATCAAACTTTTTATATTCTCATGCTGCTTTGCCTGTAAAAGAAGGAATAAAATATTCTGCAGTAACAATGTTTGACTATAATGATAGGGTACACGGAGCAAACTCTCCACTAAGGCAAAAACAATAAATGTATGAAATCAATGCATATGAAGTAAATCCAGGTTTAGGTGCAAGAATAGAACAACTTTCTTTAAAAAGAGACTGGATGGATAAAACATTTGATCAACATGCATACAGGTGTTTTCCTTTATCGTTAACAAATCAAATGGGATGGGGATTTTCATTCCCCAAAGATATTTCTGTTGTTTGGGATGGAAACGACTCTTCTGAAGGAAATCACATAACGGTTTTAAAAGGTAAAGAATTTGTTGACACTAACAGAGGAACTGCAACACTAATTTTTAATATAGGTTGGTTTTTTGAAACAAATCCAGAAACTAGTTTATTGTTTTTTGGTCCACCAAATTTAGACATTGATGGCGCAGTTCCGTTAACAAACTTAATTAGTTCTAGTTTTTGGCAAAAACCTATACCAGTATCTTGGAAAATTACAAGGCCAAACACTGTTATTACGTTTAAAGCAAACTCTCCAATTATTTCTGTTTTGCCAATATCTTTAACAAATTTACAAAATTCTACAATTACTTTAAATAATAATCCACATAATATTAATGAATACCATAAAAAAGTAACAGACTATGGAAATGTAATATTAGAAAATAATAAAATTCCAAAGTTTTCTGATTTTTATCGAAGCGCTACTGATCAATTTGGCAATTCTGTTGGATCACACGAAGTAAAAAAAATAAAGTTGCATACCAAAGACATAAGGAAAAAAAATGAATAAAAACGGAATAGAGTTTTATTATAATGTTTTGAATAATTCAGATTTATTAATTAAAGAAATTAATAAGTATGAGTGGACAAAACCACTAAATGTAAAAACAGAAGATAGATCTAATTCAGTCATATACTTTCAAGACAAAGAGTTGCAAAAAGAAATTTTTAAAATTATAGATGAGGCGCTGCATAGTTCTTTAAGTGCATATCGTGATTTATATTTTCTTCCAGAACTAACATATCTTACAATAGAGGCATTAAAATACGAGCCTGGAGAAAAGTATGTAATGCACTATGATGATGGCTCAAAGCATGTTTCTAACAGAGTTACTAGTTGCGTTATATATTTAAACGATGACTACGAAGGCGGAGAGATAGAATTTTGCAACTTTGACATTAAAGTTAAGCCAGTAAAAAATTCTATGGTATTATTTCCATCAAACTACCCATATATGCACATAGCGCATCAGGTTCATTCTGGAACAAGATATGCAATTAACATATTTTTGGAGTATAAGTAATGGAAATTATAGAAGATATTGCTAAAATTATGCAGTCAAAGGGGTATTGCGAAAAGTCATCTTATCAATGGATATGTTATGTTTTATCTTCAATGGTTGATGCATCAAACTTTGACAAAGTAAAAGAAATAGCAGAGCAATCAGAGTTACCTAATTAAGGAGAAAAAATGAAAATAGGATCTACAAAAAATATTGTTATAAAAGAAAATTTTGTTTCAAAGAAAGATTTAGACATTGTATTATCATCAATAGACGATACAATTTCTTGGGGTTCTAATTCAATGGCTGGAATACCAGACAAAGTAACAAGAAATCTTGCTTCTGAAAAGCCAGAGGCCCATGCCATACTAAAAAAAGCAATTGATAGAGTACAGCAAGAGATAGAACTTTATTTTGGAAGACCTCTTGAAACAAATTCTGCTGGAATAAGAAGATGGGACGCAGGAGAGTTTCAACCACTACATGCAGATGGAGAAGATCCAGAAGGACATCCAAATGAAGCATTTATAGTTGACTATGGGGCTGTTATATATTTGAACGATGACTACGAAGGCGGAGAGATATACTTCCCAGATCATAACTTAGACTTTAAACCTAGTGCTGGTACATTGGTATTTTTCCCATCAAACACAATGTATATACACGGTGTGCGGGAGATAACAAAAGGCACAAGATATACCACACCATCTTTTTGGATTCCAACTAAATACAGAATATTTGAAAATGAAATTAGAAATAAATATGTTAATAAAAATTAAATATTATTTGTATAAATTTAAAAAAATATTTAAAAAAAAGGATAAAAAATATGAAAAATACATATACTAAAACTATAAAAGAAACTATAAGTGACTTAGGTTTAATTGGAAATGATGTAGTTGATCATGAAAATGTTAAACATTTATTTTTAAATGATTGGATTATTACAAATAAAAGAAAACCAGGTTTGTATCCAAATGGTTTGCTATGGACGGGACATTATACAGAAACAGAATTTTTATTGGACCAGTCTAATTCATATATTATAAATAATTTAGGTTTTAGAGGAAAAGATTTTAATGAAAACAATGAACTTGTTTTTGGTGGCTGTTCTTTTACATTTGGGTTGGGATTGCCAGAAAATGAAATATGGGGCAGTCAAGTAGCAAAGGCTTTAAATGTAAAGTATTCAAATATAAGTCAACCAGGAGACTCTGTTGTTGCAATTATAAATAATATATATAAATATTTTGAAGAATATGGTCATCCAAAAACTCTTTTATGTTTGTTTCCAGATTTTTATAGATTTATGGTTCCAGTAAATACTGAAACATTAATAACAAAAAATACTTATTTTCCAGTACATCCAGAGAGTATGTTGTCTTCAACTCACGTAATTTATCAAGAATCAGAAAAATATTCTAAAAAACCACATTATTCTGAAGATGTTTTTTCTCCAGATTTACCATTTTTTTACTCATATCAATATATTAAAATGTTAGAGCAGTATTGTAAAGAAGCAAAAATTTTATTTTTATGGTCAACGTGGAGTGGTTTTTTGTATGACTTAATAACACAACAAGAAAATGTATCAAATAATTTTGTTTATTTAAAGTCTAATAGATGGTACAAAAGTGATGATGGACTTGATGTATATTTAGACGAATGTAATAAACACGAACATTTAAGACATTTGTATCCAAAAAATTTTGATACATCAACAGACATAGAAGATGAAAAGTATTATTCAAAAAAGGCAAGGCATAGTGGAGTTCATAAACATATGCATTGGGCAGAAGGATTTTTAGAGATAATACAAGATATTAAAAATTAATATCTTTCCATCCACTCTTTAGTTTTCCAGGTAATGCCTTTCCAGGCAGACCAATCTTCACCACCATTACTCATATGATAAGCGATTTCTGCATTTCTAACTGGATCAAACAGATCTTCGTTAGACTTTAGATTAAACTTGCTTCTTCTTTCTTCGCCCAGTCCTCCAAGCATATTGATTTGAAATAGGCCATAAGAATTATCTCCAGTCTGTCTATTAGGATTCCAAGAGTTAGGAGTGCCCATAGATTCTTTCATTACCGTTGCCCAAGCAACCTTTAGTGAATATCCTTTAAAGCCTACTTGCTTTAATATTTTAATTAGTTCGTCTTTTTCAAGGGGGGTTCCATATTTGTATTTTTTGTTAATTTTATTATTTTCTTCTTTAGAAACCAAAAAAACCTCTTTCGAGGCGTTTTCCTGCTCCTGAGCCTGTTCTATACTCAAATTATTTTTGTCACTTATTCGTGTTTCAGCATTAGCAACGTTTGACAATGTCGTTACTAAAGTCAGTATGCCGAGTATACTAATGACCTCTTTGTTTCTTTCGATAAATTTAATCATAGTTTCCTCCTTAGAAAACAAAACACCATTTTTTATGGTGTTACCTACCAGTATAACATGAAGTTTTGTTTTTTGTCAACTTTTTACATATTCTTGTAATTATGTTATAATTCTTATATGGCTAATTATAGAGGTGCTGGACAATCTGTTTATGATATTGGTGATGCCCCGCCATTAGTAAAATGGACAATTGTAAAGGGAGATACCGTTGCATTTAGGATATATGTTACAGATGATGCTAAAAATCCACTTGTAATAGCCAACTGGACAATTGCTGCAAGATTTAGAAGACCAGATATAGAAAATAATTTTGATCAAGATTCTGCTGGTACAGTATTTACAATAACGCCTGCCCCAGACGCGGGAGATGAAACTGGAGAATTTACAGTTAAATTAACATCTGTACAGTCAGCACAATTAAAAACTGGAGATGTTTTTGATGTTCAACTATCTGATGCAACACGAGTTTGGACAGTTGCTAGAGGTCAAATGGTTGTTTTAGAAGACGTAACAAGTTAATGGCTTCTGTTGCAATATTTGATAAACAAACAACAATATTAAAATCAATTGATCAACACACATTTCCTAAAGTTTCTATTGAAGAAAAGATTGACAGAGGGATAACAATAAATGAATTTTTACCATTTAGAGTAAGAATAACTGATATAGATATTATAGCCTTTAACGCTAATAATGCGCCACCAATTCCCTTACAAATGATTGGTGTAAGCAACTATATTTTATAAAATTATAAAACTATTAAAATAATTATGTTATAATCTAGGTATGGCAAAAATATCATTAGCATCAGTCAAGGCCTTGTTTCAAACAGGAGATCGTCCTACTCAGCAAGATTATGAAGATTTAATTGACTCAACATCAGCCCAAGCCACAGACTTAGGAACTACTGGTAATAATGAATCAACAATTAACGGAATTGAAAGTTCTACGGTAGTTGATAATTTTAACGCAACAGAATGGAGAATGGTTAAATACCTAATCTCAATCAAACATACTTCTGGAGGCGCTAATAAATATTACGCCACAGAGATTAACATATTAATTGACGGTACAGATGTTAGCGTTAGTGAATATGGAACTATAGACAACGATGGGAATATTGGCACCATCAGCG